TTTTTTTGCATTGAATATGTTCCCTCTACAACCCGTTTAATGGTTTCCCACCATCTCTCATTTTTACCATTTTTTTTAATACGAGAATATGTTCTCATATAAACCAATTCACCTAAACCATTAAAACCGAATGGTGGTCGCTTCCTTTTATACTTATTAATAAAATTTTCTGATAACTGAAACTTTTCCATATAAACTACTTCTCCTTAATTACTATATCCATTTAAAATAACTACGTAGTATCCACCTTTCATAAATATAATATATATAACATTCTATTCAAAGCCTTCCACATCTTTTTGAAATTCTTCGTGTTTTTGTGATAATTGTTTCCGTAAATATTCTTCGCTGTTATTCATCTTAGATTGTACATCGCGACCACTCTGAGTTGTCGCTTCATAAATCTGAATGTTACCTGTGCTGGTATTCATACTTGATGGAAATGTTATACCATCAATTCCAAATCTATTCTTGATAACATGAAACCTACTTGTATTTGCAATCTTATCTTCAACCTTTCTACTAACTGATATCACGAAATCTGCTATCATAACTTTACTATATGCCTCTGCTACCTTTGTTGCATCAATTATTTCTTCTTCAAGACTCGACCTATTTGCCTGTGAGGCCGTCCATATCGGTACTTCTACTTCACCAGCAAGTCCTCGTAAATCTTCATAAATATTTTCTAAAACGTGTCTTTTTTCTGTACCTATTCCCCTTAAAATATCTGCGTAATCAACAATAACTAAATCTATATCTAACCCACTTAACTCTATTTGTTTCAAATGAGATGAAAGAGTTTGTACTGTTGCACTTTTGGTTGGAAAATATTTAATTAACAACGTACCTTTAAGTTGACTTATTTTCTTTTTTATCTCATCTTGATAATACTTAATACTTGCTGTTGTAATTCCACTAAAAACAGTATCATAACGAAGTCCAACATAATTTTGATTAAGTTCTAATGTATAATGAACTACACTTAATCCCTCTTTAACTGCGGATGCTCCAATATTTTGTAAACACCAAGTTTTACCAATACCGGCGGGTGCTACAACAACACCCAATTCACCTTTACCCAATCCACCATCCATAACTTCATCAACTGGATCCCAACCTGTTCTTATCGTATCTCTCGCTGATTTAGTTAATCGTTCTTCTATCCCTTCAATATACTCGTGTCCTAAATCTCTATCTGAACCGGCTTTCATGGCCTCATCTACAATTTTTTTGATTTGGTCATATTGTCCTACTTCAATCAAATCAACACTATCCATTATAGCATTTTTCATAACTTGATTTTTACAAAACTCTATGGTTTGTTCTTGAACGAACTTCAAATCGGTTGATTCTCTATTTCTCCAACTTTCTTTTAAATTATCTATTACAGAAACTTGCATGATATCATTAGTCATACCCGTCATACTATCTATTTTGACTTTCATTACTTCAAGTGTAGGACTTGTTTTATATTCTAAAAAATATCCTATAATAGTTCCAACTAACCATTTATTTGCATCAGAATCAAAATATACAGGTTTCAATATATCACAAATAGTTTGCAAGAATTTCTGTTCAACCAATAAAGATGTAATAATCTTGGCCTGAAAGACATGGCCAAATTGTGTTAGAGTTGATTCACTCATTAAAACCACTCATGTTGTACTAAATCAGCTGGATTTTTTGCCTTCTTTATCCGAGCCTCCATTATCTTAAAATACTCTTTTTCTCTCTCAATAAGTATGTAGTTCCTTTCTGAAAACACACAAGCAATTCCTGTTGTTCCACTTCCTGCGAATGGATCTAATACTATATCGTTTTTACGACTACCAAGTGTAACTAAGTAACTCATTAATGTAAATGGTTTTACTGTTGGATGGAGATTATTTTCCAACCCCATATTCTTTTCAGATTTACTCGCCTTGGGAACAATCAAAAATGGAAATGTCCGTTGAACTTCTTCTGGTAATCTACTCATTCTAAATTTCCACCACTCGTCTAAACTATAATATCTACTAAAATCTCCTACATCACCTTTGCCTGGATTTTCATTAGTTCCCAAATCATCGTGTGCCCAACCACCACTATACATATCATTTGTATTTTGGTATGAACGACCACCACTTGACTTAGTTTTCTTACCAGTATCTAATACATTATCACTTATTAATAAATTTGCTGCAAATCTACCGAGTGGGGATGCTTCTGCTGTATCATTTTCTTCACTTTTAAATCCACTCTGTTTAAATACATTATGGTCTGTACGTGGTTGTCGTTTTGTTATTTTAACTTTTTTGGTGGCTTTCTTTCCCCATAGATTTCTACCATCTTTGGTTTCTGATTGACTTGAATCTCCAAATGCCGAAACTCGTTCATAGGTATCATCTTCTTCAGTTCCCCACTTATCCCATCCTCGTTCATCTGAATAGTTTTCTTTATTATTTTTATCACTCACATACTTTTCATAATCACTTTTAGATTTTCGTGCTGGTTTATCCCAATCCCAACCACCACCATACATTTCTTCTTTTCGTTTTTCTATAAATTTTTGGTGTCCTGCCACATTGTCTTTATCAAATTGTTCCTCATCATTCATACCTGCAAATGGTATTCTACAATCATCTAACCAAGTTACACCTTTACCATTATCAAGTGCTTGGTCTAAATAACCCTTTTGTTCCAATGGTTTCATTGCCACTATAACGACTTCCACGGCAGGTTTTGGTTGATATCCTGCGTAACTACCATCAAGTGATTTTGCCTCATCCGATGCTGGTGCAGTAATCAATCCACTCTCTCTGGCCGCATTTGTATGACCACCACCTGCTGCATTTCCACTTCTTATGTCTGTATTCAAATACTTATGTCGTGGATCTGGATGTTTTCCAACTACTTTTCGTTCTTTACCTAATCTCTTATCAACCGCCTTACCAATATTCATAGCCTTTGGAAAACCTGTTGCGTATGTCCAATAGATTGGTGTGAAACTTACATCAAATCCTGCTTCTTGTAATGTCTGAACCATAACCGTCTGAACATCACTTCTTGGTGCGGACATAACGAATGAGAATGCTCCTGGTTTCATTACTCGTAATGCTTCTTCCCATATAGGAACAAAAAACTCTCTCATACCATAAGTTGTTTTAGTCATACCAGGGCTCATCCAACCTACTTTTTGAGATTTCGTAGATTTTTTTTCTTGGAAAGTATCCCAATGTTTCCCCATAAATCCATATCCGTATGGTGGATCCGTACAGAGTAAATCTACTGAATCATCATCAATTTTTTTCAGTTCTTCTAAACAATCTCCGTTGATTAGTTTACTGGTCCCCATACAAATTTCTCCGTTTTTCCGTTCTCTGTTCTTCAAGTTTCTTTAATCTGTATCGTTCCTTGGCCTTCTTCAAAATTTTGGTTTTATTACGCTCATAATGGTCCATCTGCCACTTTCGTTGGGCTTCAAGTTTTTCTTCTTTTGTATTATATAGCTTTTTACGACCCATTGTTTATCTTCGCAAATCTATTGAGTGTTGTCCAATTTAACATTAACCAACTTTCTAAATTAGGTAATGCACCAAACATCCTATCTTCTATAAACATTGTTTGGAATTTTGATTTTATTAATTCTTGTATTTTACCATTTACAACTCTATTGATTTTAAGTTTTGCACCACCACTTATATCTACCTTTTGTAATTGCATTAGTGTGTGATTGAGATGCATTTTATCTCTCTGTTTTCTTACTACATTATGAAATCTACTGCCCTGTTCACATTTATCAACTATTTCATCTACTGTATAAGTTACTCCTTCATCTGCTAAATCTGGGAAATTCTTTAATAGAGTTTTAGAACCAATCCCCATCACACCCTTTATGTTATCTGATACATCACCATCAAAAATTCTGGTCATCAACAAATTCTTTGAAGTAACCCCATATTCTTCTTTCACTACATCGGGTTTATACAGTTTCTTCTTTGTGGGTGACCATACTGAAATTCTATCACTTACTAACTGCAAAAAGTCCTTATCAGTTGACATTATAATATGATTATTTTTCGGTAAGAGTTGTTTTGCGATATAAGCAATAACATCGTCTGCCTCCACACTATCTACTGAAAGAATGGAAACGGGGAGAGTTTCTAAGTATTCAACGCAACGAGATAATTGCATCATCATAGAATGACGTTCATCATCCATATTCTCATAATCGTTTACACGATTAAGTCGAATTTTCTTAGTTCTTCGTTTTGCCTTATATTCTGGATAAAGTTTACGGCGGCGGTTAGACCCGCCTTTTCCATCAAAAACTATAATAGTTCTGGTGGGTCCCAACATTTTTATAGCGTAACCGACTGATTTCAGAAAACCAACTATTCCACCAATATGAATCCCATCATCATTGGTAGTTGGTATAACACTAAACACTCTGATAAAAGTATTTAAGCCATCTATTATCAGTACTTTGTCGTTGGGATTCTTCGTTATATCAGAACCGCCACCGTGTTTCTTTATTTCTTCAAGAATAGAAAGGTATCTATCATTACCCATCACCGACCACTTCGTCTGTATAGACTACATCATCAATACCTAAATCGGCTGATTTATATTTGAGTATAGATACATCACAAATTTTATCATACAAGTATTCTTTAAGACCATCATTTTCTTCTAATTTTTTCTCAAAATCCTTAGATTGAAACTTAATATCTTTACCTTTGTATTCCAAAGTGTACCATGCTCCTGCAATCTTTAGAAGTTTATGGTCTTTCAGTACTTGTAACCAACTTCCCTTATCATCAATACCACTATCGAAGTATAAGTTAAAGTCAGCATGACGAAGTGGGGGCCCCAAACGATTTTTGATAATCTGTGCTCTGCACTTCATACCAATTACATCATTTTTTGCTCCCACTTTAATTTGTCCCATATTCTTTAAACGAATACGAGTTGATGCGTGAAATGGTAATGCTTTTCCACCAGAAGTAGTCCAAGGATCACCGAACATTACTCCGAGTTTTTGTCTGAGCTGATTGGTGAATACGAGAGCTATTCGTTCTCGTCCAATCATTTGAGTAATCTTTCTCATCGCTTTTGAAACGATAATTGCCTTACTCGTTGCCCATCCATCTTTCTCGAAATCGGCTTCCATTTCTACTTTGGTAGATGCTCCTGCAAGTGAATCTACGAGAATACTTACAAGTCTATCTCTGTCTGATTCTCTAATTTTAACGATGATACTTTCAATACATTCAAATATATCTTCTACTGTTTCCACATGAAGATATAATAGTTTTGAAACATCAACACCAATAGTTTCTAACCATTCTCTACTAACAGATGTTTCAGTATCAATATACACTGCAACACCACCTCGTTTCTGAGTTTCAGAAAGAATGTGAGTTCCAATTAGAGATTTACCACTTGATTCTAATCCATTGATTTCTGTAATTCTACCAACTGCAACACCACCGTTTGGACGGTTAGCAATTGCAAGGTCTAATACAGATGAGCCAGTAGATATGAATTCCTTGATATCAGTTGGAGTAGCATTAGAACCATCGAGAAAATAAGCTACCTTTGTATCCTTGAATTGTTTATTAAGACTATCGGCGAGAACGTGTGCAAGTTCATCCTTTACAGACATATTGTCTCTCCTTTTAATTACTTATTAAACAAATCGTCAAATGCGTCCGTTACATTAGAAGTGCTACTTACTGCACTTTGTAATGTAGATGCTGGAACATTAGTATCTGATTTGGTAGTTTCTTCATCACCATCACTTGGATTTAACCAATCACCTAAAGCTTCTGCCAGTTCATCATAAGTTAACTCATTATATACTTCTCGTATATCTTTTTGATTATCGAGTAAATCAGTTAATACGGCTTTATCTTCAGTAATTGGAGTTTGATTTGGTTTAACACGAATAGTAGTTTTCGGAAACGATGCTCCGGTTTCTTCTGCAGTCTTAAACTCAACTACAACATCACGACCATTTATAGGATCACTAATATCACCATAATCAGGGTCTGCTATTATTGATAATAGTTCCTGATATACGGTTTTACCAAAACCCCAAAACTTTGTTCCACCTGATTCTTCACCACGAACCACGACTGGTGCGAAAGTACGAAGTTTTGATTCGAGTTTCTTTCCAAGTCGCCAATCTTCACGATTTCCAGATTGTTTCAGTTTATCTGCGAATTCTTCAATCGGGTCTGGACGACCAAATGATGTTGGGGACAAAAATGATTTGCCTCCTAAATCATAATGAAAGAATAATTCAATAAACGGAGTATCTGTATTTAGTTTATATGGAAGAATACGAATTTGAGTTCTTCCCGGCTGTGGTTTCCACAGATTTGTGGAACGAGTAGTCGATGTTTGCAACTGAGCTAATCGCTTTTTTACTGCGTTAATATCCATTTGTTATCTCCTTATTGTTATTTTTATTTATTATTATTTAATTGTCATTGGTATAACCCTTGACAAATATAAATATTGGGTTGTTATAAAAACAACCCAACTTTTTATGCTAAATTTGATTTCTTATTCTGCTGCTTTAACATTCTTCGCAACAGCACCTTTGTCACCTTCACCGATTTCAAACTCGACTTTTTGACCTTCTGTTAAAGTCTTAAAGCCATCTGTTTGAATTTCGGAGAAATGGACAAAGTAATCTTTTGAGTTTTCCGTCGCCGTATCAGATATGAAACCATATCCTTTTTTAGCGTCGAACCACTTTACTGTACCTGTATTCATTGTTTTTCCTTATTTTACTTATTTGTTACTATAAATCTTCTCTGATAAAATCAGACATTACCGATGGAGCGGTTGTATCAAAACCAACTATATCTAACATACCAGCATCATCTGGG